GAATTGTGTTTCCACAACCATGCGCCCGTTGCGGTGTCGGTCTTGTTTCACTTCGAACGAGCCTGCGGATAGTGCTTCCAAAAAGTTTTTGACTGTTTGTTCGCCTTGTTCACCGTAGGCTAAATCTTTGGTGAAGTCGTATTTCGGTATGTCGTGGCTCGGTTCATACGGCATTGGTGCGACGTAACCTTTTTACTTCGTGTTCGAGCTGCTCGATTTGTTTGACCATTGCTTTCCAGTCAGCTTTAAACATGTCTCGGTCTGCGATAAGTTTTTCTATCTCAATACCCAGGTCACGGTGCGCCAACTCTATATTGCTTCCTTCAGACATAGTTGGACTCATCTGATTCGTCACCTTCAAGGTCAAGATACGCCTCGATAGCGGCACGTTCCCGTTCCGACATCTCGTTCAACATCTCAACCTGCGGGCTATATATACGTGCCGTCAAACATTCGAACAGTTCACGCCCAATATCTTTAAGCTCCATAACCCGCCTCCTTCAACAGTTCAACCATGTCACTCAGCCTCATCACCGCATACTGGTCGCCAGGTTCGCCGTATGACCGGCGCTTAACAACAAGGATGCCGTGGGTAGCGTTAGCGTTTTGTCGTTCCTGCTCGGTTTCCCGTAGCCAACCCGACAGGTCTAAAGTCTTGTGGTTTTTACATTCCCACACCAGCGGGCCTGTACCCGTAATGTCACCTTTGTCTAGGTTGCCGTGTAAGGCTCGACGTTCGGCATGTATCCATCCTTTAGATTGCAGGTAGCGCACTATGAGGGTTTCAAAAGCTGTGCCTTTGCCTCTTGCTGGACTCATTCGGTTTCAGCCTTTTCTTTTTTGAAGTCATGCCATGCTGCACGTAACGCTGGCAGGTCAGACACTTTGACGCTGTTGTCCCATTTCAGTCCGGCTCGTTGCGCAACCATGATGGTTGAGAACCCTTTGTCTTTGCAGGCTTTCTCGAAATCTTCTCGTTGTTTAGGTGAGAGTAGTTCTGTACTAAATTCTTTTGAGGGCGCTACTGGTGTTGGCATTGGTTTCGCTGCGGTTCCTACAGGTCGGGCAGGTTTCTTTGGTGTCTCACCCAAATCTTCCCATTCCTGTTTAGTCCACAACGACAAACAAATACCGAAACGCATAGCAGCGTTACGCAAAAAGTCGCCCACAAGTTCTTTATCTAAGTCAACTTTGTCTGCACGAACAGAACCTACACCGAGTCGGGCTTGACCCAAGAGCGTGAGTTCGCCCCACATTGTTGCCATACCATTCTCAATGTGGATTGCTGGCCGTCCGTCTTTCCATTCGATAGGAACCCAACGCCAGGTCGGGTCAATTTCCAGGAGCAGGCGAGTGATGTCTGCGTGTCCAACGAAGTCAAGTTGGGTTCCCCCCTTGGGTAGTTTGCCGACAATTTTTGGGTCCGGCACAGCGTATTTAGTTAGGATTTCTGATAGTTCCATTACTTGGCCCCTTTCAAGAGCAATGTTCTTACGGTTATGTTGGTGGTGTACTTGTCAACAATGTCAGGGTGTTCAAGTTGCATCAGTTTCGTGTTGAACGATGCGCGTGTTTGCCCTTTCCATGTTGCGACAACATCACCATTGATAGTTACCCCATCGTGATTACCGATGAGTTCGCACAAATCAGCTTTCAATTTATCTTCCAACTCTTTATAACTTTTCAATTCATTTTTAACGTGTTTTAATTGTGCGACCAGTTCGGTGTGTTGCTCACCGATTTCAAGCATCGACCCGCGTTCAGGTGCGGTGTAACGTTTCGCAACAGATTCGAAACTCCATGTGACCCCTGGTGGTGTCATGTTCATGTCGATAGCTGCGAGCCATTCGGATGCTTTCGTGATGTGTTCTTCTTTTTCTTCTTCAGAAACTTCTTGCGTGTAATACTGCATTGATAGTGACGAATCAAACACGGCCCACAAAATGCAATCCACATCAGCACAGATGGCCTGTTGGATTCCTTGAATACGCCAGTAGTCAGGTAGTTCACCATCCCACGGGCGGTTAAATGTTTTGATTTCTAAAACCATGCGTCCGTTTTCGGATTCAAAAAAACCGTCGAGTGTAGAAATGAGTCGTGCGCCACGCTCGTCGTTGTAAACAAAAAGTTCTTCAGGTGTTGTCCATTGCACACCCGTTTTGTCTGTAGCCCATTTGATGCACAGCGGTTCAAGGTCGTTGCCACGGGTCATCGCCCATGATGGTTCTGTCGGGACGGGGGGCGTATCCGATAGAAGTTCAGCTGCGTACTGGTCTGGTTTAACAAAACGGTGTAGCCCGTAGATAGCTGCGGCAGCTGATGCACTAATGCGTTTGTCGCCGTTCTCATCCATGAACCTGATGTTTAACCAGTCTTGTGAACCGTGTTCAGGCTTGGCTATACGGTAGCGGTTGTATTCCATATTGTTCCCTTCGTTGTGGTTGTTGACTCCACTATAACGAGGGGGTGTTACAAATGCAAGCACCCTTTTATGGGACGATAGGACCCGTGTATGGTTTGAGGAAAGTAATGGTGCGAACCATGCCTTGCGGGATGTGGATTACATGGTCGAAGAACCCGTCGGGGCTTTTGGATTGGGCGATGGTGAGATGTTTCGGTTTGCCGCCGTCAGCTTCGGTTATCAACATGCCACAAGTGGTGACCAGGTGTTCTTCTTTGTCGTCAGGGTCGAGTGTGTCCCAATGTCCTTCACCGGCGTGAGCGTCTGCCCAGACTAGGAGTACGTATTGGTGTTCAGCTTCTTGGCTCATCTTGTTCCCCCATGTCAGGTTCACCTTCTTGTTTGCATACCCAGCAGTATCGGCCTTCGGCTGCTTTCCAAGCGGTTTCGCAGGCGGGGCAGTAAAGCCAGCTTCTATCTGTCATAGATATAGCCTACATTATGCGGCTGCGCGGACCTTTTGCATGGCGTAAATAAAAGCGTCTAGGCGGTCTATTGCTTCTAAAAGGCGGGTTTGGTCATCGCCGTGGGCTACAACTTTGGTGAGGAAATGGCGGATGTCTTGGAGGGTTTCGATGGTCATAAGACCAACGACTCTACACCCTAAACGTCACCCTTCAGGTGGTCGTCAATGTGGTTGTCTAGTTTGTTTTCTATCCTGTTCAAACTGTCAGCGACTACCGCGTGGTCGGTGCGGTTTTCTTTACGCAAACCCTGGACTAGGGCTGCGAGAACCCCGCCGATAGATGCGATACATGCGACAACAATGGCTTCGTTCATTCCCACATGTCCCCAGGGTTAGGGGCGGTGCGGTGCAGTATCTCGAAAATGCCCATAGCGACAGCGAAAACGAGTATCCCGAACCCTGCGATAGTCATTAACCCTTTAATCATTTTCCATAAGCCATTTCAATAGTAGATGTATAGTAACCATGCCGATGGAAGCGAACCCGATGAAAGCAAGGAACCCCATCATTTTATCCGGCGTACTGCCAATGCCAGATTTCAAATTCTCGGCTCGACGGGTCGTCTGATTGCAGGTAGAACCCGTATTTGGGTGCGTTCTCGCACATCCAGTCGGCAGCTTTTTTGTCTGAAGCGAGAGCAACAAGTTTGCCTGCACGTTCCACACCAACGTCGATTGCTAAACCGTATCCGTGGTTGGATTTGCCTGGGGTTGAGCATGGTGCAAACCCGTTGCGGAGTAGCCATGTTTCGCCTTCATACGTGCGTTTAACGCGGTCAGGGTCATTGAGGATGCCCTTCTTTTTGTTTGCCCAATCACGGTCCTCAGCGGGACGGTAACGTTCTTTGAACAAACCTAACTGTGCTTCAAATGAACGGTAGTCGCCTACGTTGCGAAGTTTGTGTCCTGCGGCTAAAGCTGCGTCATACAGTTCGTTGAATTTGGCTGCGACAGGCGTGTACATTTTGCCACCGCATTTGACGGATGCGAGCATTGCTGGTTTGAGTTTGCCGTTGCCAAGTTTTTCGATGTCGGCAGGCACAACAAGTTTTTTGTAAGGGTATTTCATTCTTCTTCTTTCAGTTCGATGGCGACCAAGATAGCAGTACAGGTAAGCAAAATGCCGGTAATACCGAGTGCTTGAGTACGGGTTTGCCCCGACAAAGTGATGATGATGTATGCGCTGGAACAAGCAGCCACAATCAGGGTGCATAGGGAAGCCAGGTACTTACTCATGGGTAGAGATTATCACTTTCTTCTTGGGGCGATAACGGGCATGGCGGTGAGTACAGCCCCGATAACAACGAGGGTCCGGCGTTCACCCACATCAACAGTGGAACCGACAGGCACATAGTTGTCTAGCCCGCCACCAAAAATGTTGATTTCGGATTCGAACTTTTGTTTCACCGCTTTAGGGGCTTTGCTGACGGTGCTGGCTATCTCGTCGAGTTGTTCGGTGGTGAGGGTGTCCAGGTTTTCGGCTATTTCTTGGATGGCCGCTGTGACCTGCTCAGGACTCGCATCCTGTTGGAGTGCCGTGATTGACTCCGCCACGGTTTCGGGGAGCGTAGGGGGCAACGTAGAGGTTGTGGTGGGGTTTTGGACGCTACTTGGGGTGGCGGTTGTCGGGGTTGCGGTGGTCGGTGGGATAGTGGTCACAGTTGTAACCGTCACCGTACTCGTCGAAGTCGTGCTCTC